AAAACTGTCTCGATCAAAATGTCTCCTTTTTTCCGTTTTTATAATGGATTTCTCTGTTAGCATCTTTTAATTCTTCTATATCTTCTAACACTTTATCCATTTGTTTTCTTAAAAATTCTATGTTCACTTTGTTTAAAGCCATATTCTCAATATGTTTTTGTACCTTCTCGGTGGTCTTGTATAAATCCTCGATCATCATAAATTGCTCGGAATCTGCGGGAAGCGAACCTAATTGGCCCCGCGGCCATTTGATTCTAAAATCTGTATTCTCAGTTAAGTCTTTAGACATTAGTTCTACTTGCGTGCTAAGTTTGTTTTGGGTCTCAATGATACCGAAGTAAGCCCAGGTCCCGATCGCAACCATCGCGATGAGGCTGGCTACCGTCTTCATAGGCATTTGAACCGCTGCTTCTTCTGAAATTTTGAGTGCCATTAGTTATAACTATATCCCGTGTTTCCTGATTCAAGTTTCTCGAATAGTTTTTTATGTTGGTCCATGATCTCTTCATCAGAGTCCATCATCTTATCCATTTGGTCTTCTAGTTTTAAAACTTGTTGTCTTAATACTTGGACTTTATCTTCATGTACTGCCTGAATAGTTGACAATTCAAAAGTTCTAGAGAGACTCCATCCGGCTAAGGCCAAGAGGATTCCAATCAACATTGTCATTAATTTTTCAATCATTGTGTTTTGTACTTCCCCAAATAATCTTATACTTCATTTCTCCGCCGTCGTCACCCTTTGTATGATCTGTGGGTTCTGTGAGTTCTAATGAGTGTCTGGCCCCATCTTGACAGCCCGTTAAACCGATAAAAACAAGGAATAATATGATAATTATAGCCACCCACTTCTCCCATTCATTATGAAATAGTCTCATGAGACGCTAATTCTGATTGTTTTTTTTCTTCTTTTTCTTTCTTTTCTTTTTCTTGTCGGCATCGGGTAAAGCGTTCCATACTGCTTCATCAAGTTGTTTTTCCACTTGTGAAATCTTTTCTTTAACCAGGACCATATCTTGAGAGAGTGAAAAGGTACGACTAAGAGTCCACCCACCGAGCGCAAGAAGACATGCGAGTAATGCTGTGATGATTTTGTCATGTATCATTGGCAGCTTTCGCATTCCCCAGTTTCATCTACTACAACACCATTGTTTTCATAACTAGCGTCTTCAGCTTTAGCGTGGCACTCACAGTTTCCACATTGACATACATCTAAGTATTCATCAATATGTTCTTTACCACCACAGTGGCAGTCATGATTACATCGTTTACACTTATTCATCTTTTCCTTTAGGCCCCTTTGGTAAGCCACTGGCTAACCAATCTAAACATTTCTTGAACGGCCATAGTAACAATCCTAAAATTTTTTTTATCATAGGACCCTCCCATTATTTTTACTTATTAAAATAATATAGCGCCGATAATAACACCGACAGCAAAACCAACAATATATTCTCTATATAATAGAGACCACTGTTGTAATTTAACTTTTATCTTTTCCATTTTTCTCCTCCAGGTTTGTATAATGGTAGTCGTAACTACCTTCCTCATGTTCATCAGTGATCCATTTCGAAGTTGTTTCAACAGACCATGTTTTTGTATTAACAAGTCGGTTTATTAATTTCTCTGATGGATTGGCAGCTAACGATGGGTCAAATACTCTTAACCTATTGTTAGGCTGGATTGCATAATTGCCATCATCTAATTCAATTACATGACCGCACTTATGTTGGTCAGGCTTTTCTGCATAACCGAAGTTTAATTCGTTATAATCGCCTGGGCACCAATCAATGGTGAACAAATACGTACCTTCTCTATTCACTTTACGCCTAGATATATAAGTTACCTTAGCGCCTTTTAAGTGATAAAAAGTTGTAACACTTACATTATAGCTGAAACTATCCCACATTACCAGCTCATTTAATGGCAGTTCTTTTACGTCTGGTTTGGTACAAAATGCCGATATAGGTGCTCTCCACCATAGACCCCCATCTTCCATATGATAATGAAATAAAGGTACTTGCCCTGGTAGGGAACTAAATCCAAATATTACGCACGGAAAATATTTATCGTGAGAGTCTTTTTGATCTCTGAGGTAGTTGCCACGTACATAGCATTCGATGATTGGTATATTTGCATTTAAATACATAATTAATCATTTATCTCCCCCCAGTTATCCCCTGATTCATAATCAACTTTATTAGGAACTTCTAGGTCAACTGCGCTCTCCATAATGTCGACAATTTTTTTAGCCTGTTCATCGTTCTCGATAGACAAATCTAATTCATCGTGGATCTGTATATGCGGTATAATTCCTTCTTTGTAAAGCTCTAACATAGATTTTTTTGTCATGTCAGCTGCGCTACCTTGTATTAATTTGTTTAATGCTTTGTAAGTGTAAGCTCTTCTAATCCCTGGTCCATGTTCCCTGAGTGCTTCTTCATGTGACATGGCTTTGTGCATACCAAAACTATTTGGTTCCCATAGATGGAAGCGACAAAGTCGACCCAGGAGAGTTCTAATTTGTCCCCGATCCTGTGCTCTGTTAGAAGCTTTCTCCATAAGTTGTTTTACAAATGGAACTTTAGCATGGTACTGATTAAATAAATCTGCTGCTTTTTCTTTAGTGACTCCTAGTTCTGCCTGGAGTTTTGCTTTTCCCATTCCGTAGAATAGACCAAGGTTAATTGTTTTTGCTTGCGAACGTGGTATCTGAGCCATGTCTGCTACTGTCTGGTGAAAGTCTGCGTCTGAATCTGTATTGTATGCATCTATTACATCATAGACTGAAGGAAGTTTATATAAAGATGCGTAGTGTACAACTAGTCTCGGTTCTTGCTGAGAATAGTCAAAACAACCCCACTTACAGCCTTCTTCCGGAATAAATAAAGATCTTATTTTAGGTCCCAGCTCCTTATTCCGTGCAGGAATTTGCTGAAGGTTAGGATTCTGATAAGAAAATCTTCCAGTTACTGTTCCTCCTCCTGCATTTCTAAGTTGATTTATCTCTGCATGTATTCTTCCTTTATGTTCGTATCTTAAAATAGAATCAATAAAAGTTGTGTGAGCTTTATTAATCTCTCTTGCTTTAGCAATCATATTAACAACAGGATGTTTATGTTCCTGTAAAAAATTTTTAGTAAATGAAGGTGCTTCAGTTTTTTCTGTTCTAGGGTATTCTAATCTTAATACATCAAATACATTAGCAATACTTCTTGCTGCCCAGATCTGTGTATCAATATTTGTTTCACCTTTTATCTTATGTAATAAATCTTGTTCTGCTGTTTTAAATTCTTTCTTCATAGCGTGTGCTCTTTCAATATCAACACGTACGCCTTTAAATCTCATGTCAACCAGGCATGGAAATAGATCAGATTCTAGATCAAATATATCTTCTAGGTCTTGATTAATAATTTCTTTTTTCATTTCTTGCCAAAGCCCTAGAGTTACTTCAGCGTCTCGTTCTGCATATGCACCTACATGCATAGATGGTAATTTATACATTTCAGATTTAGGATCGATGCCCCATTCAGATGCAGCTTCTGCTAACGCTGCTTCGTTCTTACCATAACCTAAGTAATGCCAAGATAAACTATTGAGATCATAACGAAATCTATTCTCGTCTGTAACTGCTGCAGCAATCATAGTACAGGCTATGTCTCCATTAATTTTAAAGCCCATGGCCTTTAACCAACAGACGTCATAAATTGCATTGTGAAAAATTTTTGTTGATGGTGCTTCCAATACATCTTTTAACCAAGAGAGAACTCGTGCTTTCTCCATGTTACCACCACCTTCATGGGCAATTGGAAAATATCCTTTGTAATGTTTTGTAGCTACAGCTATACCAATTACTTTTCCATTACCGATGACAGAGCCCGAACCTTTTTTAATTAAGTCGGGATCTTTTGTTTCTAAATCAATTGCAATTTCATCAACCTTTCTTAGGTCTGGAAATTCTGTAGGTTTTACCCATTCAGTGGGTGCTTCAAATCTAGGTATTTTCATAATAGGTAACAAATTAAACAAATGATTGTTATTAATAGCATGTAGTGAGGGATGTGGTTTGGTTCTTTCATTTTATTATCCCCCAGGAATTTTTTTTATTTTTAGGTGTGTTTTCTTTCTCTGGATAATCTCTTTCAATTATCATTTCTATAAAGTGAATTGCCTTATCCAAATCTTGTTTTTTTCCTTTCAGCCTGTGTCGGCAGATGTATTTTATAGCGCAGCCTTCCGGAAAAAGCAACTCATTTTCGACCACAAATTTACTTGGCTGAATTTTAAATTTTTGATAATGTGATCCGCCGTGCTGCTTATCCCAAACTTTCGATGTCATAACCCTTATCCTCCTTTTTCGCTGCTAAAATATATAAATTTTGTTTAGTTCGTGTAACACCCACATACCACACTCTATTTTCTTCGTCCGCTTTTTCAAAACTTTTATCGGTGGCTTCTCTAATAGTTTTTGTATTGTCCAAAATGAGTAAAACATTTGTAGCTTCTCCTCCTTTTGCTGAATGGATTGTAGATAATTGTACTCTGGCATTGAGTCGCAATTCTTCTTTTTGTCTTAACATTTCTCTAATATATAAACATTCTTCAGGATCATTTTTAAAAACATCAAACCATCTGTCAGTATTACCAAACCCAAATTCTTTTAAATCATAAAGTCTTTCTTCTGTAGGGTAAGGGTTTAAATTGGTTCCCGTGTATTCCAGTATATCCTTGACTTCACTAATTGACAATTGATCACCCTTATCAGCCCACCTCGTATAATTTAGAACACTTCTAAACAAGGTAGCTTTGTAACTTTTACGTCCTTTAAGTTGGAAATAAATTCCCATATCTTTGAGGATAGGTTTGAGTTTTTCTAGTCTGTCGTTTGTTCTAGCTAAGACTAGCCAATCTCCTTTATACAAAGGAGCGTCTTCAATTGCTGTTATGTGGTTTATAGAGCCCTCTTCATCTCTGGGCTTCCAGTTCTTTTTAACCCTACGATCATCGGGAATCCTATCTAAAATTTTATCTGCTAGATGTTGTACAACAACAGGAACCCTATACGATTGTGGTAAAACAATATTTTTCTTCGATCCTGTTGCTATAAATTTTAATACATCTGCACCTGCCCAACCATAAATAGCTTGATCATCGTCACCAGCTAATATAACATATTTAGAATTTTTCCCTATAATCTCTACCATTTTCCACTGAATTGGTGATAAATCTTGGGCTTCATCAATAAAAACTACGTCATATTTCGGACACATTTCTGCCACATTAAATTTTTCGATCATATCTGTAAAATCTTTTAGCTTAAACGATTCTTTATAATTATTTAATTCGAGCTCTAGGATGTGTAATAAATTTTTTTCAAGTTCATAGGAGTACATTCCAGTATTGTATTCGTCTTCAATTGAACACTCTTTTATTCTAGCTGCATTTATTAAATTAAAATATTCACTGTTTGAATCTACAAACCCTGTGGATTCTTTGCCATCTGAATAAACTGTAACTTCTATTCCTAACTTTCTACCTATGTCTTCATAATGTTCATCCTGCATTACCTCACTTTTTTTCATACCAAGTCTATTAAAAGCCAGTGAATGAAGGGTTCTAAAATATTTTAAATTTTTTTGCTGTAAACGTGGGTAAGCCTCCAACATTCTATCAATAGCTTCGTTAGCTGCTTTAGTTGTAAAGGCAAAATAACCAATTTTATCCAGAGGAGTTCCCAGTTTATAAAACGTTTTAACATAATTAATAAGTTTAGTTGTTTTCCCTGTTCCCGGAGGCCCGAATATTTTTCTACTGATCACATTATCTCCGTCTTATGTTTTATTTTAGTATGGTGTATCGGTACTTCTTCAAAATCTTTTATATTTATCTGTACAACATTTTTAACTGAGGCTGTGTACTTACCTTTTTCTTTAGTAGGAAATCTTTTTTGATCCAGGAATTGTACATCACAACTCTTGTATATTGATTCCATCATCCTACCTGTCTTCTCTTCTT